CACTGAAGAAAAGCCGTCACGAGAGGTGCAACCACCGTGACCAGATTGTGAAATGCGGGGACAAGTTGACCATCGATGGTATTGAGAATCGGTTCCAGGGCGGTTTGCGTGCTCTTGACAATTTGCCCGAGAATCTTGAAACCGGGCACGGCCCACTGCGAGACCGCCGTCCCGATATCAAGAAGCACGAGATTGACCTGAGAGGCGGCACGCAAAAACTGTGAAATAAAGCCTGGCAAAAGTTGTCCGATCAACGAGCCAAATTGTTTGAGGGCATTCATGGTTGGACCTGACGCTGCTGCCAGATCTGACCAATTGGACGCCATCACGCGCAACATCCCACCGATATTGGCAAAAATCGGAGCGAGACCGGAAAACGCTTGCGAGATACTGCTTCCCATATTTCCGGTCGCGGATGAAACGCCCATGATGGAGGGTATCCATGCGGTGAATTGGCTAATCAGAGGCGTGACCGCACCTATGACTTGCCCGAAAACCGGCAAAAGTTGTTGTCCAAGCGTGATGAGGAGGGCTTGCAGTGCAGCTTTCGCTTGATCAACCTTAAAGTTAAAACTTTGTTGGACCACATCGAAGCCTGCGACCGCACCACTGCTATCCTTCATAGCAGCAGTAATCTTGGTGATATTGCCTTCCGTCGTCTTCAAACTGTCGCCCGTTAACATCGCAGCCAACTTGAAGCCCACGATCCCACCCGTGATGTTCTTGATGGCCGTCTCGTAATTCACACTCCCCTCTGGAAACACTTTTCCGACATGCGTTTCGATGAGTTGCAGCGCTTCTGGTAGCCCCTGATTGACGAGCGCATTTTTTACTTGCTCTGCTGAGAGTCCGACCGCCATCATAGACTTTGTAGCGACGCCGGAGGGGGACTCCAGGGCAACCAGCACATGTGCCAGGTTCTGTGACGCTTGTTGTGCCGACATACCGGCATTGGTCATGGTGGCAATACTGCCAGCGACTTGCGGGAAAGAGATGTGCAAAGCTGAAGCGATTGGCAGGACAGCGCCCATTGCCGAACTCAACTCCTGTAGCGTGGTTTTGCCGCTGCTGACCGTGGCAATAAGCCCGTTCATGGCTTGAGAAGCGTTCGCCGCAGGAATGTGATAATCGGTGAGTACTGTGGTCAAAGCCTTGGCGACCACCTCGAGATCGGCATTTTCAGACTTTGCCCCCTGAGCGGCCACTTTGAGCACGTTCAAGCCCGCAGCGCCATGCTGACCGCTACTCTCGATCTGGTACATTGCAGCGCTTAATTGCTGTGTCGAGGTTGCCGTTGAGACGGAGATGTCGAGGATACCCTTGCGCACAGAGTCCAGGTTGGATAAGCTCTCGCCCGCTGATGTGACGAGCGTATTCGTCAGCTGTTCGAACGAACCAGCTGCTTTGACCGCCGCCACACCAATACCAACAACGGCACCTGCCGCCGCAATGCCTGCCATGCCCACGGCACCGAGTGGGCCGGGCAAGCCTGCGATGACGCCAGACGCGTTGTCTTTTGCCGTGATCAAGAGGCTTAGAGCAATTTCACCTGCGGCCATGAGATCCTTCTCTACGAATATTGACTACGATATGAGGCTTCTCGTTCTTTATCGATTTCTGCCTGCGCTGTTTTGCGAGCGATAAGTACCAGCCGTTGCTCGAGCGTCTCTCGTAGCGGAGCTGATAGATAGCCCCAATAGCCGCCGAACAACGGGTACAGTTCCGCTCTCAGGATCGCGTCAGGGACGGTTTCATCTCCTCTGAGTTTGCCAAGGAATGCCCGTTCGCAGCGTCGAAAAAATCCTCTTGCTCTTCCTCTTTCATCGTGGATGCGAGCTGATCACATCGTTCCAGGAGTGGAGTGCTGTAATTTGCAGGCAAACGCTTGATGGCGGAGGATGAAACCGGCACTCGTTGCCCATTGCGTGCGAGTGTCCAATCGACGACCATGCACTCCAACATTTTGAGGCGTGCGCTTCCTGCCTGAACCGTCGTCGCACCATCCTTGTCCACAATGACGCTCGCATTGTTCATGGACTCTTGATCGCCAGCGGTAAACGTGCCTTTCAGAATGACCTGCTCGTGTGCTTCCCAGCCCCACTTCTTGCGAAATGCCGCCGCTGCTTTATCGTCGGATGGATCAGGGACAGTAATTGGTGATTTATCGTCAAACGCGCCCATAATGGGCCTCTCTTTCTCTTTACAGTGGATAAGTAGGTGGATTCTGCGTGATGACCACAAGGCGATATGCTCCACCCAGGCCCGGATCTATTTCCGCACGCCACATCGCCTTAGCGGTCACACTTCCCTTCGTCGGGTCAGATGTTGGGTCAAAATTGCCGTCCGTTCTAATCGGAAGTGTCCAGGTCCACGATTTGTAGACAGGAGAACCGCCCGCTGTACCGAGATACTGACCCAAAAATTGAAACACGAGGTACTGCTTGAGATTTTGCCGAAATTGTTCCCATTGACTCATATCGATGAAATCAAGCGTTGCTTCACATGTACACTCACGCTTCTGGGCATAAGCACGGTTTATGTTTTGTGAGTTGGTGAAGGTCCAGTGTTCCTCTTGTGGTGTCTTGATGCTGACTTTGAGTTCCTCGACATTGGTGTAGAGCGACGTTTGCGGTGTGCCCGTGATCGGGTCGAGGTACACGACGCTTTGCCAGCCGACGATGGGCTCGTCATTCAAGTTCGCACCAATAGCGGCAATGCGATTGATACCTGAGAGCGGGCTCGTGGTGCGGTCGCCTATCGGGAGCTTGTCCTGACATTTGCCTTTGATCGTGAGCGAAGCTTCCGTCTGGACTTTGATGTCAAAATCGCCCTCCGTGGCAAATGAGAATGGATGGGTCCAGGAACCTGTACCGTCGAACCATTCAATCGCAGCAGAGTAGAGCTGCGCACTGGAGCCAAAGGTCAATCCCCAACCGTAGACGCCAGTAATGCCGAGAGTGGCTGATGTCGTGGCGTTGGTGATGCTCGTGATGGCGCTGTACACATTGCTGCTGTAGACCGTGCCGGTACCAGTGATACTGATGATCTCAGAGACGCCCGAGACCCCGTTGACGGTTCCCAGGACAGTCAGCGTGCCTGCCGTGGTAAAGGCGCTTGTCGTCACAATCAGTTTCATGCCCGGTGCGGTTGGCTGCGTCAGCGGCGTGAGGGTTGTTGTGCTATTGGTAATCGCAGTGCTGGTAAAGAGACTGGTAGGCGAAGCGGGATATGTCACGATGCTGGTCGGTGCACCCATCATCATGTAACACCACCACAACGAAAGATCAGCATAGACATCCTGCTTGATCGAATCGATAGTGCTCGCGTTTGTCAATTGCATCAGTTTTTTGTCGCGCTCGATATAGGCGTTATGCTCATTCGGGCTATAGTCCTTTGGCGCACGTTTACTCTGCATCACACCAGACAACTGATACTTTCCAGCAGGGATCTGCCAGACGGTGATAAGTCCACTTGCGAGACCGGTTGTCGTGATATTCGTAATTGCGGTGTACGCGTTGACTGTCACATACTCGTTACTAGCAAGTTGGGGACTTTGTGTCTGTTGAAGTGTTGGCGTGGCAATATTGTACGTCTCGGTGTTGTTTGGGGTGCCCGTACCAGTGATCGTTACCGTGCCTGATGCCGTCCAGTTGGTAATTTTGATATGATATCGAGCACCTGTCGAGCCAGTCGGTGCTGAGATACCGGTAAGTGTCGCACTCACTGGTGTTGTAGCCAGCGCTATTTGTTCTCCTGGTGTTCCTTCGAGAACAATATTAATTGTGCCCTTGGAGGCCGTAGCTAAAATAGGCATCGGACTAGCCCTCTCCTTCTGACAAATCTATCGGTACTGCCTCTGGTGAAGCAGGTTCTGTTGGTGGTTCCATCACCTGTTGCGGAACAACGGTCATAGTATCAAGATCAATAGAAACAGGTAGACCAGGCGTATAAGCATCACGAGGAATGCCGGGTATCGCTGTTCCCCCGAAAAATTGATAAGTGCGGATATTCATGCAATGACTCCTGGTGGAGTGGTGACAATCCACTCACTTCTTGTAAGTACCTCAAAAACATGCGAGCGGAGCCATTGCCCGTTTCGCAATACTTTGAAGAATTTCCCTGATTTTGGCTTGATTTGCGAATGATAGACCGAACCAGCATTGCCGAGCGTGGCGTGCGTCTGAAACGGTTGTATGACTGCGTCACGCACCTGATAAATCTGCTTTTCCGCTGCCTGTGCATCGTCCAAACTGACCAATGAGAGCAAGAACCACGTCTGCTCATCGGTGATCTTGCCCCCGAACGCTTTGTGCTGAGAATCGTCTGAATTCCCGTAGACTTCCAGGCACGCATTGCCATTGGCTACCGCCGTGGTGATATCTTTGTTTTCCCCTAGCGAGATCTGTGCGTAAATGGGCGTATTTGTGGCAGGATTGGTGAGCGCGGTACAAAATGCGACAATAGCCTGCGCTACGGCGAGCGTCTGAGGGTAATTCGTTGCTCCTGGCATTACGCTCCTCCTATCTTCACAAAAGCTTCAGCCGCTGCGTTACCTAGCATTGCTACAATTTGATCTTCATTTGAAACAAGTGCAGGCATGGCATAGGGCTCAGGCGCCTGATGATAGACTCTGCCCAGGCTGTCCGCCCCAACGAACCCGGCCTCCAGCCTCCAGGCATACGGAACTCCCACCGTGATCACTACCTCCATTGGTCCGCTTAGTTGTGCAGCAATATGGTCTGCAAGATTACCGGTCGGGTTCTGGAACACAGCCCATGTATTCGCAACCGCCGATTGTACGACCAATGCGCCAACCTGCGTCATCGTGCCGCTCATTTCCGACTCAAGGATGCTCTGAAAGTGCGAAAAACGGGCAATCGTACCGAGAGAAGCAGCGTCATACGCAATATTGAGTAACGGATCAGCCATATTATTTCCCCACCATACGAACGCAAATGAATTTCCAATCGCCAGTGATGATATCCAGGTTTGGGTCACTGATGATCAGCCATTTACGCAACTGATTCGTGACGGTATCGACGACAATCTGATCAACGACATGATCGCGAAACTGGACTAATTGCGGGTTACCGGCAGGCAAGAGCGTCGTGTGACACGTATAGGTAAAGTGCGGATCAGCACCCTGGTAAAAGCTCGCCTCCTGCGCATTCATCCTCGTCATTTCAAAAGTGATATTCTTCGCAATGGGCGTCGCAACACCAGCACGCGTTATTTGCCCGATAATATCTTCCGCCAAGTTTCACCTGCCTAAAACAGTGCATCTAATACGCCTATTACCTAAAATGACTGCATTGTATAGTTATCCAATATTTGTTGAGCCCGTTTTACCAGCAAGCTTTGCCCTGAGTTATCGCCACGCAATACCGCGCTAATATGCCGATCCCCACTTGCAATGTCAGGCGCACCAACGGGATTGAGCCGCTTCGCCAGAATGTCGCTCGTGAGCAATACCGCTGCTTCAATCACATCTGCTGGCATCGTGCTAAAGCCTGCCTGATACGCAATTGTGAGTTGTGCCTGTTGCAGACGGCTCACGGTGTTCCAAATCGGATAAGGCGCTTGCCCTGAGCCTGCGAGCGGCAATGGTTGCATGTTGGGCATACTGCAAATCTGCTTATCAGAGTCGATGATCACCTGTGTCGGATCGTAGCTAATCGTGCTTCCCGGTACCGTCGTGATTGACAGACTTGTTAGCGAGTCGATCGGCCAATGGCGCGGGCGAAAGTGCAACGCATAATGGTTGTCGATAGCAGCTCGCATCGTCGGTATTGCGAGCAGTTCGTTGGTATACGTCGTCAAGAAGAGCGACTGTCTGCAAATCGTCTCTAATTGCTGGCTCGCGGCAAAGATCGTTGTTGCCAGACTTCCCAGAAAACCATCACTACAAATTGGCGTACCTGCCACATGCGCGTACTGTAATGGCGAGCACTGAATCTCCTGGACCCCGGTTGTATCCGTCGAGACTGTTACCAAGACCTGCTCACTCGACGAGCCATCAAATATCGACACACGATCGTAGCGATTGAGCGTCGTTTGGATACCTGGAGGAATGACCGGGAGCGTTGTCGCACCTGCAAGCACGCCACTATCTGCTACGCGTGTCATGTTGGCGACGAGCGAATTGTACTCAATCCCTGAAGGAGAAAGAGCATAGTCGAAGCAGGACAGATACGCGCTTGCCATACGAAACCTCAAAATCCGATATTTGCGTTCCAGCCAAACGTCACCGTCTGACCAGGGTTCGCGTTTGTGTTAATCGTGAACAGCGAACTCGTCGCATTGCTGATCCACCAGGATGCTGCTGAACCAAGTGAACTTTGCGGCGTGACACTGATTTGCTGCAACGTTGGTGTCGCCGATAAGCCATGTGACACGGTCACGCTGGTATTGCCAGTTATAATCGACGTTGTACCGCTGGACTCCGTCGTCCAACCGACGTTTTTGCTGATCTTATTGCTTGTATTCGAGCCAAACTGAATGATCTGATAGCCAGAGCCACCATTGGACGTATCGAACACGTTCTGCGACACAATGCTCCCAGAAGTGTTGCTATCCAGAAAGATGAGGGACTGCGTACCATTGGAGGCACTTCCATCGGTATTGAAGTAGTTGCCTGTGATAATGTGCTCAGTGGCATTCGTATAAATGCCACTGGCACTATTTGCAGCTCCCGCTCCTTTGCCGATATTCAGGAATTGGTTGCCAGAGATGATGTGCTTGTTACCGAGCAAAACAATACTTCCGCCTGCCAGACTTTCAAATTGATTCCCGATGATCCTGAGAAAATTGCTGTACGACTTGATACCGCCGCCACCTTGTAATGCAGAGTTATTGTTGGTGAAGATATTCCCTATGACCGCCGCCAAGCCATTGTTATCGCGAATACAATCAGCATCAGATCCTGATGTGCCACCCATTTCTCGGAAAATATTGCCCATCACGATAACCTGATCAGTACTATCGAGACTGAGTCCGCGTCCGTTGCCAGAAACAGTATTGCCTGCGTCGAAGAGGCAATTCATCACAAACGACTGCACACCGAAACCGCCTGGGAGCGTCCCGTTATGAATGTGGATACCCTCACTATAGGGAGCATGCAACCATAAGAAATCAAAACGACAATTGCTTGCTCCGTTCGCGTCAATGCCACCTCCACCGGTCTGATTCGTACCATTGCAGTTGATCTTGAGGTTGCTCAACTCTCCACCAACCAGCCCGCTCGTTCCTTCTAGAAACTTGACCGCATAATCATTCACGCCATTCGCCAGTTGCAGGACCGAACCCCAACCAGCACCAACCATGCGAAATCCAGTAAGCATCGTTGCCGGAACGGTGAGAGAGGCTGTCAACTTGTACGTTCCCGCTGGAAGAAATACTGTACCACCAGTCAATGGCAATCGATTGATGACCGATTGAATTGCCGCCGTATCATCGGTTGTGCCGTTGCCAGTCGCGCCATAGTCTTTGACATTGAGTACCAACGGATTGCGTTGCTGTACCAGTGTGACAGTCATCAGAGCGCTCCTAACACAACAATACCGCCGCTACTTGTGCCATTGATTGATTGTGCAGACGCGGTATAGAGATGCAACACGGTACATTTCTTCGGATAAACCAACATCGCCCCAGGCACTAAGAGCAGTGAGCCTGCGCTTGCAGTGGTATCAAAAGCGTAGTTGACATTGCTACTGGTATTGTTTTGAATGATCACCCGAGAGACCTGCGCACTGAACGTATACGCCGTGTCAGAGCCTGCATTGGTCGTTGACGGAGGCGTTGTTGCGCTCACATAACCGGACTGCTCGATGTCCTGTGTTGGCGCGGGATTGGTATTGCCAATTGCAGAGCCTGCTATCTGCGCAAGATTGACGGATTGCGTTGTAGGAAGATTGGACACGCTTACCGAGCCACTGACCGGCTGCGTTGCCTGCCAAAACGTACCACTGACTGGTTGCACCGTTGCTGATGCATCTACCTTGAGCGCCCCCGCTCCTGTCACATGAAACGGTTGCAGATCTGTTCCATCGGTAGCGCCTACAAGCGTAGCAGAGGTTGGTGTAGCGCCTCCTGTCGAGCCCACACTTGGATTACTCGCACTGATGGTCCCAGTGACGTTGAGGCTCCCATCAGCGTTGACCGCCATCTTGTGCGAGTTGGTTGTGCCGTCCTGAATAACTGCGTAACCAGGAGCGGTATTCGTGCCAGCACCGCCAAGATCAATGATAACGTGACCGAGTTGACGAGATGCACGATCAGCCACGTCCACTGATCCGCTTACCGTCTGCATTGATGGGAATTGCGCGACAGAGACCGTGCCAATGACCGATTGCACTGCTGGAAAGTTCGAGACGGCAATCTGCCCAAGACTGTTCACCGCAAGTTGATTGGCAGGCGTCGTCGGATCGGCGACATTGACGACGGTAGGAGCATACTCTGTCCCTCCGCCCGTTGTTGCGACCGTTCCCGATTTTGCCGCAATAACATGACCTGTTATCGGATCGAATAATCCTTCCGCAGGCTTGCTATTGCTATCTGTTGGCAGTGTGTTTGCGGTCATTGTGCAGTTTCCTTACGATTTATAATCGGCCCTCATAGGCATGAATGGCACGTCAGATGATTTGTACTGCGCGTGCTCAAGTCGCATTGGCACGATT